CATCACCCATAATAGCAATGGATTGATTAAGTGAATCTTCAAAGTCCATTCCCACTTTAACAACAGCCGCACTAACAGCAGCCAAAGGAGCTGTTAATCTCATCGAAAGATTTTGCCCCACTTCTCTCATATTTCTGCCTGCTTTTTTAAGTGAATCGCTGGCTTCATTCATCTTTTTCTTAAACTTTTCGAAAGATGATGTATTTTCCTTAAGCTGGCGTTCAAAGGTTTCTAGTTTGCTTTCTGTCTTTTTAAGCTCCCTTTGAAAAGCCCTATATTGTCCCTCATCTATTTCGCCTTTTTTAAATTGCTTTTTAATCTGGTCCTGAACATCTCTTAGTCTATTGAGTTTTTCTTTGGTGTTTTCAACACGATCAGCCAGTAATTTTTGTTTTTGAGCTAAAAGTTCAGAATCTTTCGGGTTGAATTTAAGGAGCTTTTCAACTTTTCTTAACTCTGACCTTATATCCCTGGACTTCTTATTGACATCTTTTAAAGCCTTGGATAATCCGGAAGTATCTGAACCTATCTTTACATTGATCCCGCGTATTGTCTTCGCGATAGTAATTCACCCCCTAAATGGGAAAACCCCCAAGAAGGGGGTTATCTATGATAATAATTTATCTATATCTTTTTGAGTTGGTCCTCTTGCGATATCTGATGACTGCGGTTCTTTATGATTTCCATTACTGCCAATATAAATATTACTGAATTCTACATAATCCCTGACTCGAAATTCATTTAACTCTTCAAAACTCAAACCTTCCTTTTTGGCATTGGCCAATATAATTAAGTCCAACCTATCCTTTTTCTGATTTTGATTTTGAGACTTTGTCTTTGATTTCTTCTGCTTTTTTTTGGTATTCCCCGTTGAGGGAACGAAAAAACCCGTCCATGGCCTCATCCATAGCATCTAATATAAATTCGGGATCGCTTAAATCCATATACTCCAAACCATTTAACCATGCCACAAAAGTTGGAAACTCTTTTCCATAATTATTTGCCCTGTTCATGGCATAGATAATCTGTAATAACTTGACGGAGTCAAAATCTGAAAAATCATTTTCATTTATCTCTGCCATACTTTGCAAGGACATTAAATCGCTCATTAAATCCTTATTGAATTCCGTTTGATAATAGAAAAGGGCTAGAGGTGATGCCCTCAGCCCCAATTCTTTATCTCCAATTTTAATTTTTTTCACTTATTATCTACCCCCTATGCAACTGATGGAAGTGTAACAGCGTCAAAGAATGATCCATAAACACCGGTATTACTATCTGATAATTCGATTACACCCTTGACATATTTACCTTCATCTTCTGTCGGCAGCATTGTAATAGAGATTGTGTCTGTAGAAGGATCTACACTGGATTCAGTGGTCGCACTTTCCTGAGAAGGCCTGGAAGCCTTACACCTGTAATATACAAACCTTCTGTTTTTCTCATCACCCTGGACTTGCCCCATTAAAGCAAATTCCTTTGCTTTATCCTCGGATGATTCGACTAACATTCCGTTATCATCAATGGTCATCCCCAGCATCTCTGCTAAAATATCATCGGGGATATTAGCAACCTCTAGATCACCCGTGTACCCATTATTGGAAGTATAAGTAAAGTATTTCGAGTTGTCTGCATAAAACTCTGTTTCATCACCCTCGGGGCTAGTGGATAAGTTCACAGCACCGTTGATTTCCCCAGGATCTCCCCAGCCTGTAGTGCCGGCAGTAACTGCTGCAGAGGTGCCCACTGCTGCACCCGTAGTATCAGTGTCTGTGAAAGCTACTGCTAGAGTAGAATCATTATCCTGAGCTACTAAAGTTGATAAATAAACCTCGGCCCCTTCTGTTCGTGCTCTAAATACAGAATTAATCACATCATCTTGATTTAAAGCATGAGCAATTGCAGAGGCAACCTTTGCTTCACTGGTGTGTGTTTCAATGGCAAGAGGCACTACAACGGCATGAGGTGAATCTAATCCCAGTAACGAATCAGCAGTCACTTCAATTTCAATTTCTCCGTCAGTTGTAGGTGGATCTGTTACCTCTATCTTTTCGGTCTGTGAAACGCCCATGAATGCTATATGGACCTGTTCCAGTCCAAATTTCACTTTATTTTGACTCATTTATTTCACTCTCCTTATTTGATTAGTTGAAATTCATAAACCACTTGTCTTAAACCTTCGCTCTCTAAGAAAGCCTCCGTTTTATTATAGGGAAGCCTTAACTCTTTTAACTTATCTTCAATTTTTTGCTCATCCGGTGGGTACTTGATCTTGTTATAATATTCTAATTGATAATTGCTGATGTCATGATAATTTTGATTATCGGCAATCAGATCATTATTGTTGGCATAAACAATGGTGGTAAATGGTATCGCTGGTCTATCTTTATAGCTGTGATAAGTGCAGGGAAGTCCTAGTGCCTCTACTTCAGCTTTTAAATCCATATAAGTCATCATTAACCACCACCGTTTCTGATAATTTTTTCAATTCTCTTTTCCATTTTAGGAACTTCTTTATCATATGCAGGCCGCATGTGTCCATCACCTGAGGGTTGAGCAGGAACTCTACCGCCACCTATTTTGGCATGTCCAAATTCTAATAAGTGAACAAGAGTTGGTTTTTTATTATTATGGATTGTTATTTCTATCCTTCCGCCAGACGTGCTTTTCTTCCTACGCCAGCCCAGTTTATATTCTCCAGATCTTTCTGGGGATTTATCTTTAATCTCTTTTCTCACTTTTTTAGAAGTTTCATTGACCTCTTCTTCTATAGCTTCGGATACATCATCGGTATATTTTTTCACTTCCTGAGTGATTGCGTCTGCTAAATCATCAACAGAAACGTTAGCCATCTAAATCACCGCTCTTCTCAACCTTGAGAATAAACCATTGACCATCATCCTGTAAGTGATCTGTATCTTTAATATCGTATATTTCATCTATGCGAATATTAATTATTCTATATTTGCTGGTGTTTATTTCTTCAACAAAACTGACATATTTAATCTTCCATTTAATTGCCTGCTCTTCGCCAAATTGTTTGGCTGCATAATAATCTCGACCGAATAATTCTAACCTTTGGGCTGTTACTGGTTTCCAATCGATCCAAGCTTCTACTTCATTGCCCCATTCATCTTCTGTTACAGTCTGTTTTTGAATCATTAGTTTATGTTTCCTGACAGCCTGTAGATCCTTCATCTTTTGTTTTTTATTTTTCATTATGAATCATCTGCCATTTCTTCTACACCAGTTTTGAGCTGCAATCTCAATATTTCTTTTTGGAAATTTTCCTCAAAATATTCAATTGCATTGTTATAATCATACCTACAATAATTAAGTAACAGATCTTTTGCATCACTGGAAGCTGTAAAGTCAAGGCTTGCCCCAACTAATTCTTCAAGCCTATTTTCCCCGCGATTTATTATATTTTGGATAGCAGTATCCTCATCATCCCAGGTTATTTTAAGATAACTTTTTACTTCATCTAACATTTCACCACCTCAATTAATTATAAGAGGAGCCGGAATAATCCGACTCCCTAATATTTAAGTTATTTTTATTTATGACTTAGTAACAGTTACAGTATAAACTTTAGATTCGCTTTCATTTGTAACTGTAATGCTTACGACGTTTTCGCCAGCGGACCATGTGTAGGCAGTATCGTTTTCGTGGCTTGTTCCATCAACAGCAATAGCAACGGTTGCATCATCACTTTCAGCAACAGCTTTAATGTTATTGCTTGCATCAGTAGTAGATGCTGTATATTCAGTAGTATCCGAATCAAAGGTCGGACTTAATGTTAACGTACCCAGTGACAAGCTAGATAAAGTGGTATCAACAGCCGGGTCCATGTTAGAGATATTAAACAGCAAAAAGCTTTCATTATCAATCGGTTTCCCGTTTGCATATTGTTTTGTGATATAAGTCCTTTCATCTTCTAAGAACTTATAGTGATCGGAATAGTCAATTTTTTGACTGGAGCCAATTCCCATGAAGTAGTCTTTTGCAACACCTGCAATCATTTCCCCTTTATCTACTGCAACACTCTGAATAATCTTAGCAGGAATAGGCAATACCCCATATACATAAGATTTATCAGCAGTAAGGAAAGTAGTCTTAGCAAATATCCTTTCCCAGTAGTCGAGAGGATTAATAAGTAATAGTGCTTCCGGCACTGCCCTTTCACCTTCTTTAGTCAATGGAGCCATAATTTTTCTGCCGAGTGTACCGGGATCAAGATCCGTTAAGGATTGAGCTGTTTTCTTAGGATATACGCCTTCAACAACTGCACCTTCAAGGTTTCTGTTCATTCCGATAGGTTCTCCATCACCGGTACCATCAACGATCGCCATTTCAAGAGCCAGGGCAACGGATTCATATAACACTTCTCTGACAAACCTATCCAGCCATTCCGGTCCTAAGTCAAGCATGGCCTTTGCAACGGGCATATAAGCAGATAGCTTGTATAAGTCAGTATCTTCTTTTTTGAATGCTGCACTAAGTTTCTTTGTGATCTCATCAGTAAGAGCACCCCACCAGGCAGCTTCAACAGTACCATTTCTGGTAATCCATTCTGTCACGCCGGATGTGTTTTTGAAATCAATTTCACTTAACAGCGGATGCTTCTTCCTTAATTCATCAAACACCCTGTCAAATACAGTGGCAGGCATTAACTTCTCTGTTCCGGCAAATCCCTCACCATCAATAACCTCGTTGTAAAATTCTTTTTCTTCAACGGTTAATGGATTAAGGCCCCTCTTCGCCATGACTTCTTTATCCAGATAATCTTCATTCCTTGCATCTTTTGCTTCTTGTAATACTCTTTTTTCGATCCTTTTTGCTAGTGCAGCCTGAGCTTCAACAAAAGCATCACTATCTCCACTTTCGATAGCTTCCTTCATGTTACTTTTAATTTCAAGTTCATCCCTTTTCTCTAGGTCTTTATTTTTCATTATTCATTACCTCCTGTATAATTTTTGAAAGCATTAAAAAGACCAGACTCTTCGTCCTGCTCATCAGCTTTCTCTTCTTTTTTGCTAATTTTTTTGTACTTATTAAATAAATTTTCCTTAACATCGTTTTTCGGTTCTTTTTCAACTTCTTTTTCTTCTTCTTCAACTTCTTCCCATATTTTATCAGCAAAACCAAAAGCCAAAGCCTCTTCAGCAGTTAACCATGTTCCATCTGCGATTAACTCTTTCAGCTCTTCTTTTTCACCAACAAACTTTTTTAAGTAACTGGCCAAGACTGATTCATCAATTTTTTCTAAATCAGCTGCCATTTTTAACATATCATCAGAATTACCGATCGCCATTCCCCAGGCTTTGTGTATCATCTGCATGGTATTTTCAAACATTATCACATCCCCGGCAGTAGCAACAACACTTGCTCCAGAACCGGCAAGACCATCTATGATAATATTTACTTCGCCTTCATGCTGTATAAGCAAGTTCCGAATTGATATGCTCTCAAAAACCTCCCCACCACGAGAATTAATATGAACATTTAAGTCTTTGTCGCTGGGTATTTCTTTTAGCTTATCCCGGACCGCCTTTGCAGAAATATGGGTGTTTTCATCTTCGCTATCCCAGGGCAGAGCCGCTCTTATCGTGCCATAAATATAAAGCTCTGCGGGCTCATCACCTACCTCATTTTTTACTTCAAGCCTTGTCTCAACTTTGGGCAACTCTTTTTCTTTCAAGCAAGCCACCCCCTTTCAAGTTTTCCGGTTCACCAAATATTAATAAATTATGTTTCATCTTCTCCACCACCTTCATATCTAGTTTTTGCAGGTTCGTAATTTTTCGTCATCCAATGGACTTTAGACCATTCAGTATTTAAAGGCTCTTTACCTAATTTTTTAAGTGTATCATCTATTGAATAACCGCCTATTCTAGTCAATACATCAAGTGATTCCGCTATTTTTGTGATGTCAACTGCTTTGATATTTGAAGTATCAACTCTTAGATAAGTATTATTGAGATAATATTTCTTGCCGTAATATTTACGATTAGTCTCATCTTCTATCGTCTCAGCTATTGGGTTTACACAAAATGTCAGAAAGTTATTGACTGCTTCTTGCGTGTCCTGGACTTCACCCTTAAGCAGCTTCGGTGAAATCTGAAAGCCCATAGCAACAAAATCAAAAATATCTTCTATGAATGATCTGATTTCTTTATTTTCTGTAGCTCCTTTAATACCTATGTTGCTCTCTAATTCTTCAATTTCTATCCCGTTATAAAGAGGGATAACAGCCCCACCGTCTGCATCAAAAAAGTCCTTAAATTTATTAGTAAATAAATCTTTGAGTTTTTGCTGTGCTTCTTCTGTCTCCGGATAATTAGTGGGTATCTCTACTGATATTTTGCGGGAATTATTCTTCTTGTAATTATCCTGACTGGCTGTAATTAATTTCGCGTAAGATTGATTAAGTTTATCTATAACTTTCTTGATTTTTGCATCATGAAGTTCAAGGTGTAATACTTGTGATTCATTATAAGTATTTTTAAGTTCATAATTATCAATCACGATATTATCGTAAATATACTCCTTAAAGGCAAACCGCTTGCAGCTGAAACTATCGGCCGCATAAAAACATCCCTTTTGCTGAACAATTAATGCTTCGTTTTTTCTAACTAGCTTACCGACAACATCACGCCAGAATTTCGAAGCTGACTTATTAGGGTTTGGTTCAACATTAAAGAGGTAATAATTATCCCGTTTAACATTTTTTCCTTTCTCATAAGTCAAAAATTCAGCCCTTGAAACGGCATTCGCTATTAAATTAATGCAGGCCTGTACAGCTAATTCCATGTAGAAAGTTTCAGCTGATAGGCTGCTTAATACTACATCGAGTTCAAGTGTATTTGTTTCATTATCAAATTGGTCTTTAAACCAGTCCCATATAACCATCCATTCACCTCCTTAATAAGTGTAAACTTCGAAGTCCATCACATTGCCATTGCTTTCCCGCAACTTTCCGTCTTGGGTTAAAGCATGTACTAATGCAAAAAACCCGTCTGTTTTACGGGTTTTGGGTTCTATCTTTAAATAAGTAGTATTCCCT